TTTTGCAAATATTTTTTTCTCGAGTTCATTCAAAGATGGGACTTACGGTGAACCATACGAAAATGATCAAAGAGTTCAACCTCGAGTTGACTAATTTTTACGCTTCTATATGTGGAGAAGTCAAGGTCATGAAACATTACGGCGCTGGAAAGGATGCACTCAAGCCGCCGACGTATTACATCGTGGCGAATTTCGGGGTGTGGCCGAACAAAGCGGCGCGCGATGCCAACAGTCGACCGTTAATGCTCGACCGAACCCACGCGGGTCCGTACGAGACTGCACCGACTGGAAACGTGTACGAGTTGGTGTACGATAAATATAAGACACAGTGGCGTTACTTTGTGGACGACGCCTAAATTAAACAAACGCGTACATGCACGTATAAGTATGATTTACGTATACACTGACGGGTCGTGTATGCACAATGGCAAACCCAACGCCATCGCGGGAATAGGTATTTATTTCGGCGATGACGATCCTAGAAACGTGTCGAGACGCGTGATCGGTAAGCAATCGAACAACACGGGAGAACTCGGTGCACTCATCGAAGCGCATGAGATACTGTCAGATGAGATAGCGCGCGGAGAACTCGTCACCGTGTGCACGGATTCCACGTACGCGCTCCGGTGTGTTGGAGAGTATGGGGACAAATGCGCCGCGAGCGGTTGGGTGAAAGACATACCCAACAAAGACATGGTGCGACGCGCGCACGCGATGTACAAGGCGACGCCAAACGTCGAGGTGCACAAAGTTCGCGCACACACCGGGGGGAAGGATGCACACAGCGTCGGGAATGACCACGCGGACAGACTGGCGAACGAGGCGATCGGGGCTGGTAACAAAAAACCACGCGTGCACCTGGACGTGCCGTACTCCGAAAAGGAATATGCGAAAGAGCACGGCGCCAAGTGGGATTCAAAAAAGAAAAAGTGGTGGATCGACGCGATGATTCCGCCGTTAGAGCGATTCATCATACACTGACTCTGGTAGTCAATTGAACTGAAGGAGTCTTAGGTCGCGTGACCTTCTCTTTCCATCGATGCAAGATCGCACTCACGGACTGTTCGGGTGATAAGTCGACGTCTTTGATGACGGGAGATAAACCATTCGTCACCTCAGGTTTCGCTCGAGGGTCTCCGTTGAATTTCTTTTGAAACGCGATGATGCTCGTGCACGGAAGGTCTGGAGACTCATCTAACAGTCGGTCGTAATGTTCTCTGAATGTACGCACCAAATCAGCGACACTTTTCTGTTGTCGATGTTCTGGGTCCAATGTCAATTCCATGTCTATGGCGCGGTAGAGTTTAGAATATGCAATAGATGCGATCGAATGCTTTTCAACGAGCGAGGCACTTTGTGAGAATTTACCGACACTCGTGAGTATGCCTCCGATGACGTTGAGCGTTGCAAACGCGATTTGAAACCATCGAACATTGTCGGGAACTTCTCCATCGCCCGTAGGATTCATGAACGCGAACCCACCGACACCCGTCACGGATGCGATGACTATGCTCGGGTACGACAGCCAATCGGATATGTATTTGTTATGCATTCTTGCGTGGTTGTGTAACCATCGATACCCCGAAGCTTTCTCTTTCCATTCTTTGAGCAGCGCCTCGCTTTTTTTGTCCCACTCTTCAGCCGTGGTGGTAGAGGTGACCATGACATATGTTCATATTTTTTTGAAATATTCATATTTAAAAATTCTGGATACCTTTGCGTATTCGCCCACGCTAGTTTGAGCATGCAGACTCAATTTTACTAGAGACTTTTGTACATCCAATACGATGTGCTTCTACGTCATTTAATACCTCGCTCGACAAATCGGTCCAACCTGGGTCATCCTTGTAGTAAAAGCACGTGTTCGGCGATCCATGGGACGCCGTGCGGTACCCATAAATCTTATGACCCGCAGCACGAGTCGCGTTGAAGCAATCGCCTTCCTCGATCGGAGCACCACCGACAGGACCTTCTGGGCGCACGCCTTTATTGACCCAACCCTTCGCCGTAGTCACACCCGAAGGCAACGATCGACTGTTGAACGTCGTATTCGTCGGCGTCCAGCTGTACACCATGCGCGTATCCGTGATATTGATCTCTTTCACCACATTCTTCGATGCATCCAAGATTTGCAGTTTTTTACCAACGATCCGATCTTGGCAACAGTCTCTTCGGTTCACCAAAATGACCTCGCCGATCTTCTTCGTCGAACCGAGATCGATGGTGATGTGATCTTCACCCGTGGTGTCAAGATTGTGTGCGAAATCATCGAGTGCGCCATTCGTCAGGTTCGCGTACGGACCCGCTGGGTGTGCGTCGGTACCACCCGTAACCGTCGCACCCTTCGATATCAACGCACCGTTCTCGTCAAACACCCCCATCTCCGAGACATTAATGACATCACCTCCGACTCGGTGAATGCGAACGTATTGACCACTCACGTGTGTGTCTTCTTCTGATGATGCGGGTGCGGGTGCGGGTGCGGGTCCCGGTCCCGATCCCGATCCCGATCCACTCATGGCGTACGCACCAATGGATGATGTCAAGCATAGGAAAAAACAAAGCATGGCAATAGCCAACAATGCACCTTTACTCGCCATGTGATAATATACATATATCTGATATTAAAATTCTTCAGCTTCGGGCTTACATTTCGCAGCACTTATAATCGTATCTAAATTTACCATTCCCATCTCGATTTAGTTTAAACTGTGTGATAACCTGATTGTCATCACATTTTACATCGTGACGATCAAGAAAAATATTTTTATCACTTTCTTCATTCCACCCAGTATTTAGGTCCGTACAACTACCAGTCACTTTTTTTGAGTTACACGTGTAATCATATCGAATCGTATGCTCAGTAGGTCTCACCAATTTAAATTTTGCAATTGGATTGTCTCCACAATCTACATTATGTCTGTCTAAAAATATGGTGTTTCCTCCACCCCAATCGTTAGCGCCCGAATTCTTCTCAATATTGGCTGGACTATCTATGCCATCGAGACATTTATAGCTGTAACTAATTTGAGTCTCGCTTGGTCTACCAAGTTTAAATTGGTTCAACCCATCATCATCACAATCCACTAAGTGACGGTCCAAAAAGATTGCGTCGTTTCCTCCACCCATTTCATTCGCTTCGGTTTTTGCGTCACGAAGTTTGTAAGAGCCCGACCCCGAGCTCGGAGACGGCGCGGGTGCGGGTCCCGAGCCCGATCCACTCATGGCGTACGCACCAACGGATGATGTCAAGCATAGGAAAAAACACAGCATGACGACCATCAGTAATGCACCTTTACTCGCCATGTGATAATATACATATATCTGATATTAAAATTCTTCATCAAATCCTAAGGTCGTGTCCACGGTCTCGGACACCTTTGCATATTCGCCCACACGCTTCTCGAAAAAATTGGTCTTGCCCTCGAGCGAGATCGCCTCCATCCAATCGAATGGATTCTTTGTGTTCCACATGGTCGCATACCCGATCTGTTTCAGGAGTCTGTCGGACACGTATTCGATGTACTGACTCATCTTGTCCGCGGACATGCCGATGAGCGAGCACGGCAGGGCGTCGAGGATGAAACTCTTCTCAATCTCCACGGCTTCGCGTAGGATGCTGTGCACGGTCTCCACCGATGGTTTCTTGCGCAACATCCTAAACAACTCAACCGCGAACTCAAGGTGCAACCCCTCGTCGCGGGAAATCAATTCGTTACTGAACGACAGTCCGGGCATGAGTCCGCGCTTCTTCAACCAGAAGATGCTACAGAACGACCCACTAAAGAATATACCCTCCACGCACGCGAACGCGAACAGGCGTTCGGCGAACGGTCGATCCCGCGAGAACCATCGCATCGCCCATTCGGCTTTTTGTTTGATGCTCGGAATGGAATTCACCGCGGTGAACAATTGGTTCTTCTCCACGGGGTCTGTGATCAAGCGATCGATCAATCGAGAATACGTCTCACCGTGCACGTGTTCGTTAAAGCCCTGAAAGGCGTAGAACGCTCGAGCCTCGGTGTATTGCACTTCATCCGCGAAATTCGTGTTCAAGTTTTCGAACACGATGCCATCGGACCCGGCGAAGAACGCGAGCACCCACTTGATGAAATGTCGCTCGTTTTCGGTGAGTTTGTCCCAGTCGTCCTTGTCCGCGGACAGATCGATCTCTTCCGCCGACCAATTCGAATGTTGTGGGCGCTTGTACAGATCCCATAGATTTTGATGCGCTATGGGGAACGTCGTGAACCGGTCCATGTTTGGCACTAACATGGGTTCCACGTTTTCCTCGACCCACTCCTGAAAATCGAAATAATTACCAATCCTGACCCCGTCATTGAATATTTGCGGATACGCGTCCAGGCGACCATTGCAAAGTTCTTTAAGTTCATCTTTCTCGATATTTACTTTTTCATAACACAGCCCTTCGCTTCGCGCCAGGTCTTCCGCCAGGGTACAGTATTCAC